TTATCTTGAGATACTATCAGAATATTGTTTTGGAATGACTTAATGGCTGCTTCATTGTTTGAGTTAAACAGAGGTCTAACACTATCAACATAAGCAAAGGTGGTGCTTACACTTACAGGTTGGATTAGATATGATGCAGGGTAGATTTGTGGTTCATACTCTGCTCTATCTTTACCAACATATGTTCCATTGATAAACTTATCAACAGATTGCTTACACCAAGTTACAGGTCTTAAGATAGTGGAATCACTAGTGATTCCTGGACCAGGATAATTGTTAGTTTCAACAGAATCAAGAGTATTGATGCCAGTTACAGTTCTTAAATTTTGGTTTAATGTCACTGCTTGACCAAGTTCTGGATTATTATCAATATCAAGAGTGTCTCCAATTTTTATTGTCTCCAAAACATCAGTGAAGACAACATCCACACTACCAGCACCCTTGTAGAAGACGATCTTAGAGGTGTCGCCACTATTCTCAACTCCCTCAAGTGGTCCTTTAGGTGCTTCAGTAAATGTGATTACGCTACCACCTTCAAATTGATATGCAACACCTGGTTCTTGAAGAATATCATTAATGAATACAAGAAGTGTCTGGTCCACTTCAATATTAGAACCAGATTGAGATCTAATTGATATTGCCTGATCATTGATAGTCAGTTTGAATGACTTTGTAGATCCATTAAACTTATCATTGAGATTATCAAATACTTCAAATTCACCAACACTCCAACCATTAAATTGATCATTGTATACCGAATCAATAGTAATTTGGAATTCATCAAATGAAGCACTTGTATCTGTTGGAATACCAGTCAATCCTCCTACAGGAATGGTAAGAATTTCTGCAGATCCATAAGAATATCCTGTGTTTCTGAATTCAAAGTTAATAACACTTGATCCTTGTCCAACAACAATATCAACAGTTGCTCCCTGTCCTGAACCAGAGATACTTGATGTTGAATACTGCAGAGGAATATCAGAATAACTGAGTGGATCATCAAATACTACAACAGGAGCATTTGTTGATGTATACCCAGATCCAGGATTTGTGATTGCTACACTGACAATATGTCCACCCTGAATTGTAGCAGTTCCAATATTTTCAATTGAAGGAATTACTCCATTGAATGTTTGAACTCCAACATTAACCACTGTTTGAATTCCTGCCCTGTAACCAGATCCACTATTGCCAATACTAATAGCAGATATAGTTCCAAGACCAGAGACTGTTGCAGTTCCTCCTGCAGATACTAGAGGTTGATAAGCAAAACCACTTGTAGATCCAACAGAAACAATCAGACCACCCATTGGGAACTGAGACTTGTTTGGATCATATCCTTCAGGTGTTCCAGTTCCATTATATCTGATTGAGGTGATACCAGCATCTTCAATGATTTGATAGTCACCTTGAGTTGCCTGAATACCTTGTGGTGCTTGATATATTGAATTAGTCAGGATTACAGTATCTGTAGTGATTCCTGTTACATCTGCACCTTCAGATTGAAGGGTGAATACACTAGTAACACCAGTAAATGATCTAGAGAAGTCATCAAAAACATAGTTTTCATGATATGGTTCAAGTGTTGTGCCAGCACCAGCACGCTTCATGAAAGTTCTGCCTTGGAAAGTGGAACTAGATGTAATGCCAGTCCAATCTCTTTCATCTGGGGGATTAGTTGATGTTCCAATTGGTATATTGCCATAAGGAGCAGAGGCAAAATATACAGATCCACCAATAATGTTATAATTACCAGAATACTTAGTAATGATTGCTCCTGATGAGTGTTCAGTGAGAGTTGAACCCATCTTTGGTCTAGTAACAGAGAGGTTGTTTGGAACACCATATGTTCCAACAGACTCAACAATCATGAATTCATCATCAATCTTGATAATATCTCCAGCAAAGAAGGATGATACACCAGATGTTGTGAAGGTTAGATCAAATACAATATTTTGAGTAAGTGAAGTAGCAGTTCCAGTAGGAGCAACTGGAGACTGAATCATATTGTCAATAGAAATGAGTGCTTTTGAATTTGCCTTCTTAGCAGTAAATGTGTGAGAGTTTCCTACACCAACAGAATTAAGTGAAAGAATAGATGGAGGTTGTGCTAAAGCATTTTCAGCAGATGATGCAAATCTCAATTTGCCATCATCAACTTTTACAATATATACATTCTCTGGAAGTTTATCAGTATTGCCAATTCCTGGAATGTTAGCAGTAACAATGCCAATAGCTGCAGTGTGTCCAGCTCCAGGAGATCCATAAGTTACATTTTCACCAGTTACAAAGAAATGATTTGGAATTTGAATAATATCATTTGAAAGATCAACAACAGTTGAACTTGACCCATCAAATACTCTTCTAAAGATTGTATTGCCACGATGCTTGAGTTCAAAACTTTCTATCACACTTAACTTAGTTCCTTGATAATTGTCTTGGTCTGTGTTGATAATAACGTTATTAAGATCAACAGAAGTAGAATTTGTATTTGCATCAAAGATTTGGATTTGATTGAAGAATGTTCTTACTTCAACATCTTTATTAGCAACTGGAGTGTAGACAATGTTTATATTTCCAGAAGTGGATGTAATTCCAACTGTTCCAATTCCTGATCCTGTCAAGACATTGGCATATTCAACATAAGTTTCATTAGATGAAGAAGACAATACTCCAATTTCAAACATCTCATATTCATTATCTGTTGTATTTTCAACAACAACAATTCCATATGCAGTTTCATAAGGAGAGGTATATGAGGAGATTACATTAGCTACAGGTGAACCAGATGCTGAAATAGATGAATATGATGTTCCAACTTTTGTAACATCTAAGTTGATAAACCCAGTAGAAGTGCCGTTATCAGAGATTGCTACTATTGCAGAATTGCAGGTAACTGCTGTAGAAACACTTGGATGGAATTCAACTATCAGATCAGATCCATCAATTCTTGCACCATATGTGCCAATACCTAATGCATAGGTTCCACTTGAATCATTGATACTTCCATATTCAAGAATGTATGCGTCAGTACCATCATGAATAACATTAAGTTCAGTTGAATAGAATTTATCATTTGAAACTTCTTCAACCATTGATAGAACTTTTAAAGCTCTATAAGTATTAGCAACGGAGACAAGAGTGGTCGTCACCCCTGCAGTTGTACCAACATTGGTGCTGAATAGTGAAGCAACGTCACCATAGCTTCTAGTTCCGGTTGTGGTTTTATTGTCCAGGATGCTGAATGCTACTGATGAAATATCATAGATGTTAAATTCATACTTAACTGGATAGAAGGTAAGATCCCATCCATCTGATGTAGCAATGTAATCATAATAACCAAGATATGGATAAGTTTCAATAGTTGCATATTGGTTCATATAACCAACATTATCATTTTGCACTAAAGAAATAATAGAAAACTGTCTTTCATCAGTAAAGATTCTATCTCTAGCATATGTTATAATTTTATTAAAGGTGTAATTTGATTCAAAGGAAGCAATTGGTTCAAAAGGTTCTGCCCTTTCATTACTATTAAACTGTGATGAAATATCATCAATGCTCAAAACTCTATTACCAACTGATTGGAAATAATCAGAAAGAATTCTATTTTTAAATAGAATCTCATTTGAGAATTGTAAACCATTTACATAAAAATCAGTTTCTGTGACATTATCATAATCATAGAAGCAATTAAGTTCACCTTTGCCAATTACATCAACAACAGTTTCAATATTAGAATCAATAGCAACAACAGGTGCTGAAGCTTCAGATACTACCTGTAGATCAGAGAATTTCTTGAATCCAGCAGTATGATTAAGTGATCCAACAGCATTATTCCAAGTATCAAAATCAACGTCAGACTTCAGTGAATATGAGAAATTTTGATAATATTCATTATTTGGAATTTTTTGAAGATTGTCATTTAAGAATCCAGTGTTCCTGTTCCAACCATTGATGATTGTTGCTCCAGCGCCAGTATTAATTTCTGCTTCAAAGTCATACTTTGTTTTAATTACACCTTGTGTATTTGAAGTAAGACCTTTAATAATATTTCCAACTTCATAATCAAATGGAGTTGAAACTTTAAGAACTTCTGTATTTCTATTCCAACTTTCAACAGATCCCTCATACTTTCCATTAGTTACTGTTTCATCAATAAAATAGTCATTCTTCTTCAAAACAGGATCAAATATTGGGAAATGTGATACTGGTATTACTCTTCCATAAATTGGTGTTATAATGTTTCCTGGTTCTTGTCCACTAGAAAGGAAATTGGACATGCTATATTCAACATAAGCACCAGATCCACCAAGATTGGTCTGAACGCCAGTTACTGTGAAGTATGAATATTCATGTTGTGAAGAGTTATATCCAACTCCTGTAGTGCCAACTCCAACATTAATACCCTCAACTAAGATATCCTCACCAATAACAAATGGATAGTCTTCAAGATCGCTGAATATAGCATTCAGATAAATTCTGACGTTCTTTGTTGAGTTAGTGTATTCAATGGAACTAATTCCAACTCCATTTGTATTATTGACTGGAACAATTCTTGGAAGTGTCTCATAAATGCCAGTTGTGTTTTTAATAATAGAAACTTGATTATCACCAAGTTCGTAGTTCAGTTGAACATCATCAATAATTTTGTTAGTGTAGCCATCAATTACTACAAGGTCAGGAGCAAGAAGGTAATTAATTCCATTAGATGTGATTCCAATTCTTTCAAAAGAGTAGAGTGGTTCAATCTCCAATATTTCAGGAAGATTTGCTACTGTTCTTAAAGTATTGTCAGTTGGATAATCAAAACCAATATTTTTAGATGAGTATTGGTGATTTAGAATTTGACCAATATTTTTGCTTTCAGGATAAAGAATAGCATCAGTTCCATAACCACTTCTTACTGTATTGATTCCTGGTAAGCTCTTATAACCATAACCTGGATTTGTGATTTCCACTTTAGTAATGGAACCATAGGCACTTGTGGAACTAGTATCATAAGAAAGAGAAGCATTTGTTGATCCATATGATGTTACACTTGGAGCTGTGTCAATGTTAAAAGTGAATGAAGTAGTTGCTATTCCAGTAATTACTTGTTCTCCATCATATTTTGTTGGAACTAAATTAATTTGATTATATGATGTTACATTTTCATCTATGACTATCTGTCTTTTTGTGACAGGTGAGAAAGATGTATTCTCATTAGAAAAAGCATACCATAAGACTGATGGAACATAGTCTGATAAAGTTAATGTCAGATTTGCTGTAGTATCAACTCCAATTTTTCCACTCTTAGTGACTTCAAAGGAAGAAGTATTTCCTGATGTCAAATACAATGATCTAAATGAAGCATCAGAATAGATGTCAAAATCAAAAGCAGAATACTGATTGCTATTGGATGAGAATGACAAAGATGAGTCTGATAAGTCAAATTTCAATACATTGTTTCTGCTTACATTCAGAAGAGGATTAACCTTTGAGAGTGTTCCAGAAGAAGCGCTTGTAATATTGACAAAATTAGGTGTAACTTTTTTAATCTCTGATTTATTTTCAACTAGTTTGATTTTGACAGGTGTATGAAGAACAACATAGTACATTGCTTCATTAGTCAAACCACCAGATGGTGAAGATGAAGTATAAATTACCTTATCACCAGTTTTAAATGTATTGTTGGCAAAATAAATTGTGTCATCATCCACAGAAACATCTGCTGCTAAAAATGCTTTTGGATCAAAAACAATTCTTCTATTATAGTCATCATATCTGACATCCACTACAACTTCATTTTTTGGTTTTAGGCTAAAGTTGATGGAATCTTTAACAGAAAGACCATGTGTAGAAGCAGTAGATACAGTAACCTCATTTTTCTGAACCTGACCAGTTATTACATTGTCACGTCTAGTTCTCAAACTGTGAATAACACCTGTTCCAATGCCAGTGAAGTATAGCAATCCTGAAGTACTATTAATGCCAACATAAAGGCCAGATGTAGTGGCAATACCTACTTTATTGGTAGAAAGACCAATAAATCTGGATGATATTGGAGCAGCATAAAACGTTCCAAGACCAGTAAGAGGTACAGTGCTTGCTGTTCCTGCCAAACCATTCCATACCTCAATAGAATCACCACCATTGGTTGAGTATTCTACGACATCATTAACTGAGAGTCCATGATTTGGATAATAAATTGCCTGTGGGGGAACTACTACGACAGAGACACCTGCTCCTGGATTTGAAAATGTGATAGCTGTGCCAACACCAGTTCCAAGTGCAGTTCCAATACCCAGAGACTCTGCAGGATTAAAATAGATTACAGAATTTAACTTTAAAGTCTGTGTCGTTCTGGTAGCACCTACATTGATAGAAAAACTTCTTGAATCTTTGAAGATACGTGTCAATCCAAGGTGAGATGTGCTGGCAGTTCCTGATTGTGCTCTTTGGACACGTAATCTCTGATTCTGTCTATCAATATTGAGAACTTTGACTTTTTCACTACCAATGCTCATGATATCATCTGTTCTCACAAATGGATATTGAAGAGCACCACCTACATGTATGTAAGTGGTAAATCCAGTTGCACCTGCTGTTCCAATTCCTGTGAGAAGAACAAATGATCCTGTATTAATACCAACATTATAATTACCATCCAATCCATCAAAGTATCTTGAGATGCCAGATACATTGACTAAATCATTATCCTTCAAATTGTGGGGTGTTGAACTATACCCAACAAACTGTCCTTTTTCTGCATAAGGAATGAACTCAATATCATACAGTTGAGTGGAAGATACACTGATAGAATCTACAATTTTACCAGATACTCTTTTAACCTTTCCTGCAGCATTCTTTCCATCAGTATCAGAATTATCAAATACAAGTTGATCATTTACCTTATAATTTCTGCCACCAGTTAAAATACCAACACCTTGGATGTTTCCAGTAGATGCTGATGTTACATCAATTTTTTGCTTTTTAAATGTGTTAGAGTCAAAGATATAGTCATATCCACTCAATGACTTGTTGAGTTTATATGGTTCAGTATTTCTAAACCATTGATTGGATTGTATATCATAATCAACATGATTGGAAGACTGACTAAAGTTAAATGCATATGGTTTTGATCTAAAAGAATTGCCAATTACATATGGGAAGACAGGTTTCTTATAATTGTTAAATGGTCCAGATGTATCAATTGATTCTTCTATGGTTGTAAAGTATGCGTAAGTACCTTCTGGATAATCTGGTGTCACACAATATCTTCCATTGTGTTGATCCAAATCACCAGATTGTTTGAATGTATAATCTTCTACAAAAAATCCTTCTGGATAAATTGATAAAGGTGGTCTGTTAGTTGTATTGGTTGATAATTCATATCCACTTACCATTCTCTTGATGGCGCCACCAGATGCTGAACTATATCCATAAGGACCATAAATTGGGTTACCATCATAGGACCATCCAATAATTGGAGAGTGTTGAGTGGAATTGACTTCTATATTATTGACTCTTACAAGATCTGGAACTGCATAAATTGTTTCTCCTTTAGAATTAATAGCATATGTGTTTTCTCTTAAATATCTTGAAGGATATATGTGTGAATATTCTAAAGATTTGTTGCCCAATGCATTATTAATGAATCCATCATCTTCACTTATATTATTGAAATCTCTAGAAAAAAGATTTACGGTCCACTCATTAATATTGCTGTATAGATTTGACTCACTACCTGCTGCTTTTACTAATATGCTAGTATCAGTAGAATAATTGACACCACCACTGATAACTTTAACTTCAGTTATAGAACCATTATTAATGATTGGTGTGAGTCTAGCAAAAGAACCAATTCCACTAATTTCCAAATCAGGTGGAGAGTTATATCCACTTCCTCCCTGATTTACCAAAACTTCAACAATTTTTCCACCAGAGGTTATTGGTGTCAATTGAGCACCAAATCCACTTTGGAATGTAATAACAGGTTGTCTATTGAAATTCAAAATTTCTGAGGAGCCATAACCAACGCCATCATTAGTGATATCAATTGAATCAATTGAACCTCTGAAGATTGGTTGTACTTTACAACTAAAGTCCTGATTGGTTGATGTATTAACACCAATAGTTCCTTGAATTGTTACAGTGATTGGTTTGTAGTTAAATGTACCAGTTCCTGATGATTTGACATTCACTAAAATGTTGTTATTATAAAAATAATCAGCATTAGTTTGTCCAATTCCAACTTCACTTAAAGATATAGTATTGTCATCAACCTTAACAACATAATATTCTGATGTTGATCCTAATCCAACGATAGAAGAAGAACCTGGCGTATATTGAATGACTTCACCTTGCTTATAACCGTGATTAGTAATAGTGAATTGATCTAATGCTGTATTGACACCAACAATTTTTCTTTCTTTGTTTTTGTATCCATAACCAGGATTATCTACAACTACATTGGAGACAATTTTCTTTCTCACATAAGTTTTGAACTCTTGTCTTCCAACACCATATCCAGTAAGATTGATAGTATTGATACCTGCATTTGCATCATTAAAACTTTTATGAAGAGTAATGGTTGAAGCATCTACTACATTAGCATAGTAATCAGAATCAGTAGAAAGACCAGAAATACCATCTATACCATTAGTGATATAAACTACTCTTTCATTATCTCTAAATTTGTGATATGTGGTAAATCCAATAGTATCAAGAGCAAGATTAACACCACTCTGAGGACCAGGACCAGAATTAAATTGAACAACGTGATCAACTGAAGATAGGTTTACCTTTGCTGAAGCATCCTTTCCCTCTCCTCCACTAATAACAACAACAGGTTCACTGACATAATCAAATCCACTATCAATAACTCTAATTTCTTTAAGAGAACCCTCTACAGCAACAATACCAGTTGCCCCAATACCTGTTACATCATCAATATTGATAAGTGGTGGATTGATGACATCATACCCACTCCCTTGATTATCTACATCAATTGATTTGATTCCGCCATAGCAAACAGAATCATTAGACTTGTAATTCTGAATTTCAACACCATTAATTAAAATTCCGTTATATCCAACCTCTGTATTGTATTCTCCATCTTTAGTTGAAGGTTCTACAATCTCTCTATAGATTTTTTGAGGTTCTAAATTCTTTTTATAAAAATCATAAAATATGAATGTGCTATTGGTTACAATACCAACTGGTGTGATAAATTTATTGTTGTAGAGTTCAGCTCTACTTTTGGCCAGTTTAATTGTAGTTGAATCTACTCTGTGAATGTAATAAACACCTTTATCTACATTGTCAAAAGTGCTTTCTGAAGTGGTGACAAGATTAACGCCATCAGGGGTTGTTGTAGTGGTTGTTATTACCTCTGGCTGAAAATAAACAGCATCACCAGTATAGAATCCGTGATCTGTATTTTGAGTAATTAATAAATTATCTGCAGTTGCTTGGCCAGAAAAAGAAACTTTTCTATTATAGGGGTTTGTTGATATTGAATCATAGTTAGGAATAGAATTTGATGCTACAAGAAAACTTCCATCAAATTTCTCATAAGTATTCAACACATTAGCATAATAATTATTCATTAAAGGGTATCTACTTGAGAATCCTTTTAGAATTTGATTCTCAACGCTCCATTTAAGTGAATATTGTGAAGTAAGTATATTGTTAGAAAGAGTAGCCTTAAATTCAGTTGCAGAAAGAACATTTGCTACAGTAAGAGTTATGGAGACACCACTGGTGCTTTTTAGCACCATCTTATAACCAGTCTTTACAAAGGTGTCATCATAAGTTTTAATTGAATATAGTTTTTGTGACGCATCAAGTTCTGTGATAGACTGAACATCCCATCTTGTTTTAATATTATAATTCCATCTATCTGCTTTATCATTAGTGGACTCAATTCCTATTGACTTAACATTGATGGTGTCATTCTTTTTAAAGAAATATGTGTTAGAATTTAATTTAAGATCAGTAAGAGTAGAAACAAATTTTACTTGAACTTGACCATTTGCACCTGTTCCATAAGAATAATCATCATAAGAAATATCAGTATCTTTATTTAAGATTGAAGTTGTAGTTGTGACCCCTAAAAATTGTGTGAGAGTTTTATCAGTGTATGACAAAGTTACTCTGTTATCATCTACATCAGATACAACAACAGATCCAGATGATGGAAAACTTACTGTTGAATCTACGTCCAATACTGTAGAACCTACAGAAACTGTGTTAAGAAGTTTAGTTTTGGGATTTGGTAAAAACTTTCCGTAGATTGTTCCTTCAACATCAATATCTCTCTGATATCCATAATCAATAGAAAGTTGATAATAATCACCATCATAATAATTAATCTTCTCTACATTAGTAACAGTGCCTCTAGCACCAGTTCTGTTTTGATAGATTGTAAGATTTTTTAAATCAAGAGGATTGCCATCATATGTTTCAACAACATAGTCCTGCGTAATTCTATAATCAGCGTCAGAAGGTTTAATCAGAAACTCACTTGGTTTAATGACTTCTACATCTGACCCATAGAGTGCTCTGAATAGTATTTCAAATGACTGATCAGTGCCCTTTGATTTGTAAAAACTATCAGCACCGTAAATAAAGTTTCTTTGGTCTAATCCAGAATAAAGAGTTCTTTCAGAAAATCCTGGTATAAACTGATTTTTAATTCTCTTGAAGAATTCCTGTAAGAATCTTATATTAAGATTATAAATTGTCGCACCTTTCTTGTGCTCTTCTACCTCTGTTTGCTCAAATGTAAGTTGATCAGGGGTATTGTTCCCAACATAGGTTGTAATGCCACTGAAACCCCTTGTACACCCCTCAAAAGAGGTTGATGTCTTAGTGGTGTATGTGATGATTTCATTATCAATTTGAATTAATCCATTATTGTCTGGAAATCCTTCAGTAAAATTGCCATCTACAGATGCAGTGATGGTTGTATCTGTAATGTCTATATCTGCAGCAAGAACAGTAGAATTCTTAAGATTGAATAATTCATCAACCTTTACATATTGATCCAGATTTTGAATCAGATCATATGTTCCACTTTGATACTCCTGTGAAACATAATACTGTATTAGAAAGTCAACAAGAAGCGGAAAGTCATCCTGTACATACTGGGGTACTTGACTCGCTACGATATCTTGAAACTTAACTCTATCTACTGCCATTTTCTATTAATAGGAGTATGTATTGGATGATGAAGAACCAGCATTTCCAGTTGTAACTGAAACGTTGGTGGTTGGTGTTGAAGTATTCTGTGTAGTTTGTTGAGTTGTCAGAACTGGTGTCCCTCTTACAAGACTTCCATTTGAATAACTTGATGTAACAATGTAATTACTACCTGAAACATCATCACCAGAAGCAATTTGATCTGATACTGTATTGACTACAACATTGTTTGTATCTAACTGAAGATACAAATCTTGAAGTCCAATTACATCATTTGAATATGGAACAGCAGAAACTTCAATAAGGGGTGTCTCTCTATTTACGCTAGTAGAAATGATCTTAATTGGGTTCAACTTAATCTCACCTTTAACATAGTCAATGGTGCCAATATTTTGTTTTACAATAACTGGTTCAGTGGGGGAGTTCAGTTTAAACAAGAAGATTTTGCCAGTTTTAAGACCAGGATTGGGAATATCACCAAAGTAAACAGTATCTGCTATACCACTTACCTTAAATGCAGAAGATTTAATGTTATATCCAACAACAGTTCCATTTGAAGTTGGATTATGACCATGATTCTTAATATAGAATCTATTGCCAAAACATAACTCATATTCAGCATATGCATTCAGAAGGGGTTCCATATCCCTTCTCATCTGAACTGTAGTAATGTTAGAGGTGATGGATACATGTGTATCATCAATAATCTTTTGATATTTGGAATACTTAAACCTAGCACCAAATTTATTCAGTTCAGTGGAATCAGCATAAGCATTAATATTATTAGTAACTAATGAACTTACTACACTAGGTGATGGTGCTTTGTTTTCATTATAATAAACATATGAATCTGTCTCAATATACAGATACTTAAGATCTACAATCTCACTAACAATACCTGCTACTGAATATTTTCTTAATTGATTTGATATATCTTCTTTGATAGTTGTAGAAAGATAAACACCATTTTGTGGTTTGACACTAATGAATACTTTTCCATATTGAGGAGGTGTTAAATCTTCACCACCAAAAGCAGATACAGATTCTGCTTCTGGATAAATTCTAGGAATCAATCCCTCATAATCTGCTGCTGTAACAGCACGATTTTGAGATGCATAGATTTGAGGTGCATTCTTTTTAATTGATTCTACACCTTCAATGGGAGCACCACCAAATGATTTCTGTACTGTTGTGATCAGTGAGATGCCAGTAGTAATAGGCGTATTATTATTATCTACAAGTTGACCAGCAAAAGTAAAGTTCTCAATATTATTACCACCTTCTCCACTGGATGTGATATAACCAATTTCTACAATGTTTGGTTCTTCTAATTGAATACCAAATGTACCATCACCAAATAATAATTGATATCTCTCATTTTCAATCTCTTGAATAAAATATACTGGTGATGTGGATGTTACATCATATAAACTATTGAACTGTTTGAATGTACGAGTAATTGTTGATCCTGGTGCTTCTCTAACAGAAACTGTGATCAAATCAGTATCAATACCACTATTAGTAAGAATATATTTTTGATTTGGTGTTCTGGAACTTACATTAAATGATTGTGTGACATGTGTTCCTTCATAGACATCTATGTTCTCAAAGAGTGCAAGACCATTGCTATTTACTGGAACTGTAATGTCATCAGCAATAGAAAAGACGTAACTTACATTAGCAAATGTATTAGTAGAGACTAATACAATGCCTCTCTTTAATGTAACTGAAACAGCAGTTGTTCCTGATGTGTCCACAAAGAAAGAAATCTTTGCTTTAGCAGCATTTCTGGATCTAGGAACATAACCAATGTTTCTTGCTAATGAAACAACATTCTCTCTTAATGTTGCACCATCAATAAACACCTCATTGGTTACCATATTGGCATTGTATGAGGTGATATAGGTATTATAGGCAAGGATGTCTATAATAGTGGATAGATTAGATCCTTCATAATCATAATCAGTGAAATTTGAATTCGCACGAAGATAGTCCTTAATGGACGTCTTTATTTGATCAAAATCTAAGTTGCTGAAATTAACTAAAGGCATTTACCTAGTGGGTTCTAATGCGAATGTGAGTTCTTGCGCTGGTGCATCAACACCTATGATGGTATATGTGATTTTAGTATCAAAAGCATTTGCTTCACTGTTTGCTTTCACAATAACCTCATTAAGTCTTACCCTTGGTTCAAAATTAGTGATAGTATCTCTAATTTCAGTTTTAATGCTAGCTGCTGTGATTGAATCTAAACTATCAAACAACAAACTGCCCACACCAGAACCCAATGCAGGGTTAAAGGGTCTTTCACCAGGACCAGTAAGAACCAAATTGCGAATAGAACGTGCTATGGCATTCTGATTGATTATAGCAATCAAATCATCATTCAATGGATTGATTTGAAAGGAAGCACTTATATCTTTAAATGGCTTACTGACCCTTTGAACAGGCACAAACACACAAGAATTCTACCTTATTTAGTAGACTAATCCTCAGTTAGCATTTGAGATTCAGTTTCTTCAGCTTCAAATAAACCATCAGTATTCTTTTTTGCCTTATTCTTTGGCGTTAACTTATCATTAGCAATCTCACGTAATAACTCACCATCACTAGGTGCAGTGTTCCAGTAGTTTTTGTGCAAATCTGCCATAGTTCAACGATTGATGGATTCCTCATTATCTAGGTGTGTGATCTCATACATGTATTCATCACT